ATATATTTAAATGGTTATATAATTCCTATAAATCACACAGAATGTATTAATTGGGATAAAGACAAAATATTTAATTGGTTGCGATTAGAGGTTGGTGGAAATTTTTGGGTAAAAGATAAAAAAGCGGCCTTACATGTTAACCCCCAACTATCATATACGGATATACAACACAACCTATTTCGTTATAAAAATATAATACCTACCGACAAACATAACACACAAGCCCACGCGTGGTATTACCGAAAATTCCCGCAGATAAAGGTAAATAAAATGATACCTATTGGGAAACACCTAGAGCGTTGTAACGCAAAGCACCGCGATATAATGCAAGATTTTACACAAACAAAATATGCAATTAGTGATTGGTATAATGACACATTATTACCTACCTTACATAAGTTAGAACAAAATTCGTTAAAATTTAATAGTATGTTTGACGAGTATTTCACATTAAAAAATAAAAAATTCTCCATAAAAGAAGATCATATATACGGATGGTATAACCCATACACTACAACCGGAAGACCTGTAAATAACTTTAATGGATTAAATTTTGTTGGACTAAAACACGATAATGGAGAACGAAATTGTTTTGAACCAGACAACGATCTTTTTGTTGAAATGGATTATGATGGCTATCATCCGCGCCTAATAGGCGATATAGTCGGTTATCGATTTAAGGGCAACGTACACAACACACTCGCGGAAATTTATTTTAAATCCAAGGAAATCACCCCCACTCAATATAAAGAAAGTAAAACACTAACTTTTAAACAGATATATGGAGGTATAGATAAGGCGAACTTACATCATCCTTTTTTCTCCAAAACACAAGATTGTATAGACATGTTGTGGAAAAATTTCAATAAAAATGGATATATATCTACAAATTGCTATTATATAAAAAAAGAACACCACCCAAAAATACATGCTCAAAAATTATTTAATTATTATATACAAGCAACTGAAACAGAAAATAACATTCTTAAGATAAAAGAAATACAAGAATATTTAGAAGATAAAAAAACAAAATTAGTTCTTTACATATACGATGCGTTTGTTTTTGATTTTGCAAGAGAAGAAGGCAGTGAATTATTAGACGATTTAAAATCAATACTTGATAGTAAATTCCCCATAAAAGTAAAAATGGGAAGACATTACGGGGCTCTACAGTAAATTTCATATTTATATACGGAAATTTCCGTATTTTTATGAACAACAGACTATATTGTACTTTTGCTACCTTGGATGATTTTGAGGAAGTTGTAAAAACCATCCAATCATCTTATGTGATTCTTTTTGATAAAATTTTTGTGCTAGAAAGTTTGGATGGTGAAAAAATCATGCTTACATACAATGTGGATGTAGGTAATTCGGTAAAAGATTCTATGGTAGATAATACCATATTAGTTCATAGAAAAAAACAAACAAACACTTTATATACAATTAACGCACTTAACGAATTAATAAAGAGTTTAAATAATGATGTTTTAGATAAAAAATTCCCTATAGAATGGGAAAACTACAAGAATTGTATATTACTCATACAAACAGAGGGTCTTAATCGTATAGACACGAAAATAAAAGAAATCATAAATCTTTCATAGAAAAATTTGGTTTGGCGAATAATGCTTTGTATACTTGTACAAAGTAATGAGAAATTAACATTTAACAAAAATAATTATTATGGATTTAAAAGAAATCAAGAAACGTTTAGAAAAACTAAACAACAAGGGGGGTGGTTCAAGCGACTTCAAAAACAACTTTTGGAGACCACCAGTAGGTGAAAAATCAGTAATTCGTATTGTACCTTACACACACAACAAAGACTTTCCATTTTCGGAATTATACTTCTACTTCGGTATTGGTAAACCAAGAATGATTGCTTTGTCTAATTTTGAGGAGTCAGACCCAATTATGGAGTTTGCTGCTCAATTGAAAAAATCAGGTGATAAGGATAATATGGAAATGGCTAAAAAATTATGGCCAAAATTCCGTGTTTTTGCTCCAGTATTAGTACGTGGAGAAGAAGATAAAGGAGTTAGGTTTTATGAATTTGGTAAAATGGTTTATCAAGAACTATTAGGAGTAATGGCTGATGAAGATTATGGTGATATTACGGATATCCAAAAAGGACGTGATGTTACAGTAGAAGTAATCCCAGCAGCAGAAACTGGTAAAATGTTTAACACAACAACTGTGCGTGTTAAACCAAATCAGACACCTTTAGTTAAGGATGCTAAAAAAGCAGAAGATCTTTTAGAAAATCAAAAGGAATTAATTACTTTATTTAAAAAGTACACTTTTGAAGAAATGAAAGACGAATTGCAAGGTTGGTTAAAACCAGCTGAAGAAGACGGAGGTAAAGAAACCGAAGTTAAAAAAGCACCTTCTAAAGGCAAAAAAGACCTAAATAGCAAACTTGATGAATTATTTGACTAATGGCAAAGAAAAATAAAGAAGGCTCTAATAGAGATGAACTAACAGGGATAATTACTGATTCCCTAAACAAAAAGTTCAGTAAGACACACCACAGGGTTGCATATTTCTTAGACGGTAGTGAGGACTCTCCTACTGACGTTAACGATTGGGTATCCACAGGTTCAACAGTATTGGATCTGGCTATATCAAATCGCCCAAATGGTGGATTTCCCGTGTCCAAAATCGTTGAAATTACAGGGTTAGAACAAAGTGGTAAATCCCTGTTAGCATCTCATATTATAGCAAACACACAGAAAAAAGATGGGGTTGCAGTATACATTGATACTGAATCTTCCTTAAATGCTCAATTTTTACAAGCAATCGGAGTTGACGTTGAAAAAATGGTTTATTTACCATTAGAAACAATCGAAGACATTATGGACGCAATTGAAAATGTGATCCTTAAAGTTAGAGAAAAAAACCCAGACAAACTTGTAACAATTGTTGTAGATTCGGTAGCTGCAGCAACTACTAAAATTGAATCAGCCGCTGACTTTGAAAAAGATGGTTATGCCACTCAAAAGGCAATCATCATTTCAAAAGCTATGCGTAAAATTACCAACTTAATTGGTAAAGAAAGAATACTTTTAGTATTCACTAATCAATTAAGGCAAAAGATGGGTGCAATGCCATTCGCTGATCAATATACTACTTCCGGTGGTAAAGCCTTACAATTTCACGCTTCAGTTAGATTACGACTTAAACAAGTTGGAAAACTTAAAGAAAAAATCAATGGAGTAGATGAAGTTGTAGGCTCAGAAGTTGAAGCCATAGTAGTCAAAAACAGGATGGGCCCTCCAAACAGAAAAATTAGATACAATGTTTTTTATAGACAAGGTATGGATAATTATGGAGGTTGGCTTAAACTAATGAAAAACTACAAAGTTTGCAAACAATCAGGCCCAATTTGTAAATATACAGACACTGAAACAGGTGAAATAGTAACATTCTCAGGTAAAGAGTTAGAAGATTTATGTACAGAAAGACCTGAAATCAAAGAAGCTATGTATAGAGATACTTGTGATGCATATATCATGAAGTACCAACACGAAGATGAGCAAGATATGGACCCTGACATTGAAGTCGATGAAACAGGGCTATAATGACAGATTCAATATTCGATTTATTAGATAACGTCCAAAAACAGGACGATTTGAACCCAAATTCTAGGGTGTTGATAGTAGATGGTCTTAATTTATATTTAAGAGTATTCGCTGTTAATGGTGCTTTAAATGATAACGGAGTACCTGTAGGAGGACTGACTGGTTTTTTAAGATCTTTAGCTTATTCTATTAGAGAAGTAAACCCAACTAGAGTTATAATTGTATATGATGGTGCAGGAGGTTCTTATCGTAGAAGAAAAATGCACCCAGAATACAAATCTAACAGAAAACCAGGCAAACGAATTACTAGATGGGATGCATTTAAAAATGCTACTGAAGAAAAAGAAGCGATGAAAATCCAATTTTCACGTTTAATTGATTATTTAGATTTTCTTCCTATCAACGTTATATCAATAGACCGAATTGAAGCAGATGATGCTATTGCATATATTGCAAACACATTAGTAAAAGAAGAAGTTACTATAATGTCTTCAGACCAAGATTTCCTACAATTAGTAGATGATAGAATTACGGTTTGGAGTCCAACTAAAAAAATATTTTATACACCTGAAAAGGTACTTGAAGGTTATGGTATACCGGCTCACAATTTTTTAATGTATAAAGTTCTGATGGGCGATAAGTCCGACAATATTAGTGGGGTACAAGGACTTGGTCCTAAGAAGTTACCCAAAATTATCCCCGATATACTTTCTCATAATACCCTTGATCTTGATTTCATTGTGGGATACGCTAATAAAGGAACAGAACCTATGCACAAAAAAATTGTTGAGTCGGAAAACCAACTTCAATTAAACGAACAATTAATGGATTTAAAAAATCCCCCAATTTCTGGAGAAATAAAATTACAAATAACTAGATTAATAGAAGCACCAATAAACTTGCTCTCCCGAAATGACTTTATTATAATGTACAATGATGATCAATTAGGAAATGCAATTGATATCCCTGATTTATGGTTAAAAGAACATTTTTCAAGATTAAATACAATGGCAAAACAAACACATGAGTAAATTAACCCAATACGGACACTCATTTCAGATTAAAGCAATAGCTATCTTAATCACAGATAGAGATTTCTTACAACAAATTTCTGATATAGTTTCCCCTGATTATTTTGATAATGATGCAGGTAAATGGGTTATTAGAAAAACACTTAAATATTTCAACGAATACAAATCTATTCCTACAATGGAGGTTTTTAAAGTTGAAATAGAAAACATACATCAAGAATTACAAAGTGTAGCTGTAAAAGATTTACTTAAACAAGCATACAAAGCGTCTAAAGCAACAGAT